AGGGCAGGCATCCGTGGAAGGCGGAGGTCAGCGAGGACGATCCCGGCGTATTGCCTGCCACTATTACCGGCTGGTTCAACGAAGTGTATGAGCCTGTCTTTGCTGTGGGAGGAGGAAGCTAATAATGCAGGATAATGACAGAAGCGCAAGCATCAGCATCGGCGGCGAAGAGTACCAGCTTATTCTAACCACCAGAGCGACAAAGGAAATCGCTAAAAGGTACGGCGGTCTTGAAAATCTCGGCACGAAACTGATGAAAAGCGAGAACTTCGAGATGGCGCTGGACGAAGTGGTATGGCTGATTACGCTGCTGGCCAACCAGAGCATTCTGATACACAATCTGAAAAATCAGGATAAGCGGGAGCTTCTGACTGAGGAGACGGTGGAGCTTCTCACATCCCCGCTGGAGCTGGCGGCATACAAAGACGCTATCATGGAAGCGATGTTCAAGGGTACCAAAAGAAACGTTGAAAGTGAGGATGACTTAAAAAACACACCAGCCGGGTGAGCGATGAGGAATTGTTTACCCGGCTCATATATTATGGTACCGTCCAGCTAAACCGCACCGAGGATGAAGCATGGCTTATGCCCATAGGATATCTGCTGGACTTATGGGAGTGCCACAAGCAGTTCTTAGGTATTTCCAAACCGAAGCGGGAGCTGACCATAGATGAAGTGATACCTTATGGAATTTAAAAATTTTGCAGGAAGGAGGCGGTTATGTGGCAGACGATTTTGGCTTAAAGATCGGGATTGAAGGCGAAAAGGAATTTAAGAACGCCATCCGGGAAATCAACCAGAGCTTCAAGGTGCTTGGCAGCGAAATGAACCTTGTTGCATCCCAGTTCGATAAGCAGGATAAGTCCGTTGAAGCTGTCGCTGCGCGAAACAGGGTGCTTAGCAAAGAGATCGACTCGCAGAAAGAAAAAATTGCCACATTGGAGAAAGCGCTTGCCAACGCCGCCTCCTCTTTCGGGGAGACCGACAGGCGCACCCAGTCATGGCAGATACAGCTCAACAACGCCAAAGCGGAACTAATCAAGATGGAGCGCGAGCTGGAGGCAAACAACAAAGCGCTGGACAATGCGGGAAAAGAGTTTGACGAAGCGGAAAAACAGGCGGACGAATTTGGCAGAGAAATTAAAAATGCCGCGGATCAGGCGGATGACGCAGGCGGGCGTTTTGAAAAATTGGGCGGTGTTTTGAAAGGGATCGGCGTGGCCATGGGCGCGGCCCTGGCGGCCATCGGCACGGCGGCAGTCGGTGCTGGCAAGGCGCTGGTGGATATGTCGGTCAATTCGGCTGCCTATGCCGATGAAATCCTTACCGCCTCGACCGTAACCGGCATGTCCGCCGACAGCCTGCAGGCGTACAAATACGCGGCGGAGCTTGTGGATGTGTCCTTGGACACTTTAACCGGCAGCATGGCAAGGAACGTCAGATCCATGTCTTCCGCACGGAAAGGCACCGGCGAGATCGCGGACGCTTACCGGAGGCTTGGCGTTTCGGTAACTGACATGAGCGGCAACCTGCGCGACAGCGAAGCCGTATACTGGGAAACCATAGATGCGCTTGGCAAAGTGTCCAACGAAACCGAGCGCGACGCGCTGGCCATGCAGATTTTCGGCAAGTCCGCGCAGGAACTCAATCCCCTTATATCGCAAGGTTCTGCAGGCATTGCGGAACTGACCGAGGAAGCAAAGCGCATGGGCGCGGTGATGAGCGAGGATACACTGAACGCCCTCGGAAAATTTGACGACAGCATCCAACGGCTCAAGGCGGGCGGCGAGGCGGCAAAGAACATGCTGGGCACCGTGCTGCTTCCCCAGCTTCAGATATTGGCCGACGACGGAGTTACACTTCTTGGCGATTTTACGCGGGGACTGTCCGAGGCCAACGGCGACTGGACAAAGATAAGCGAGGTCATTGGCAATACGGTGGGAAGCCTTGTGGATATGCTGATGGAAAACCTGCCGAAGCTCATTCAGGTGGGCCTGGATATCGTGACTTCCATCGGCGGGGCTATTGTGGACAATCTGCCGGTTATTATCGACGCGGCGGTGCGGATTGTCATGACGCTGCTGCAGGCTTTAATCGACGCACTGCCGCAGATAACCGACGGCGCTTTGCAGCTTGTAATGGCGCTGGTGCAGGGGATTATTGACAACCTTCCCGCTTTGGTGGAAGCCGCGGTGCAAATGATTGCGACGCTGGCGTCCGGCATCGGAGAGGCGCTTCCGGAACTGATACCCGCTGTCGTGGAAGCCATTCTCCTCATTGCCGAGGTGCTTCTTGGTAATATGGATAAAATCCTTGACGCGGCGTTTCAGATCATACAGGGATTGGCGCAGGGACTTTTAAACGCTCTGCCAAAGCTTATCGAGGCGCTTCCGCGAATTATCGCGTCAATCATTGATTTCGTGACAAGCAACCTTCCGAAGATCGTAGAACTTGGGATTACGCTTATCGTCCAGTTGGTTGTGGGCCTGATCAAAGCTATTCCGGAGCTGGTCAAGGCGCTTCCGCAGATTGTTGCGGCCATCCTTGAAGGCTTGGGCAAGGCGGTTGTTTCGGTGGTTGAGATCGGCAGGAACATTGTCAGGGGTATTTGGGAAGGCATCAAGAGCCTCGGAAGCTGGCTGTGGGATAAGGTCAGCGGCTTTTTCTCCGGCATTGTCGACGGCGTGAAAAATTTCCTTGGCATCCGCTCCCCGTCCACCGTTTTTGAAGGCATCGGCGGCAATATGGCGCTGGGCCTCGGCGAGGGCTTTAACAAGGCCATGGCAAGAGTGGCGGACGACATGCAAAATGCGGTGCCGACGGACTTTAATATTTCGCCTGACATTAGCGTAAACGGACGCGGCGGATCCGCCGCTTCAGCTTCCGGCCCGCTGGTCGTTGTTCAGCAGATGATAGTGCGCAGCGAGGATGATATCCGCAGGATCTCGCAGGAGCTGTACAACCTGATGCAGACCGGATCAAGGGCGCAGGGGCGCTTCAGCACAGCGTAGAGGGGGGTGCTTATGGGATTTATCTACAACGGCATATCGTCGCAAAGCATGAAAATACGGGCAAGGCTTGCCGGATGGCAGGTGTTCCCTGCCCTGCGCAACTCCTTTGAAACCGTGCCGGGCAAAGCGGGCGTTGCGGATTTCGGATGCGATATCTCCGAGCGAAACATAACCATAAGCTGCAGTGTGCTTCCCCGGCGCAGCTTTGCCGAGCTGGTATCGGTTCTGGATAACGCAGCCGAATGGCTGAATCCGGCAAACGGGCTTAAGCAGCTTATCCTCGACGACGTGCCCGACCGCTATTTCATGGCGCGGCTATCGGAAGCGGTGGACTGCGGGCGGCTGCTGCGGACGGCCGGAAGCTTCGAACTTCGTTTTGTCTGCCCCGACCCGTATGCCTACGCGCTGGAGGATGAAATATTCGTTATTTCCGAAACAGGAACTCATGCGGCGGAGAGGCTTACGGGAAACGCCGACTCCGAACCGGTGTATCTCTTGAAGGGCGCGATCTCCACATCCTCTTCAAGCTATATTTCGCTCATTACAAATGGAGAGGAATTGCGGATTGCCGGACCATTGGCGGAGGGCGAGACGCTGGTCATTGATTCCGGCATGGTGACCGCCAAGGTGACGGACGCCGCCGGAAACACCCTGAGAAACGGCCTGCCGTGCTTGCGGGAGCTGAACTTCCCGATCCTCAGGAAGGGCGTGAACAATATAGAGATTGCCGCGGCAAATGCAGTTTTCACGGAACTTAAAATACAGGCGAAAAGCAGATGGAGGTGAGCGTATGGCAATAAAATCAATCCTGACGAATCAGGAGGATTTTACCGGGGAGTTTCCTGTAACCGCGCGGACGTCCGCGCTGTGGCGCTTCAACGAAAGCGCGCCGGACGGCAATCTGCGGCTTCTGGATTCGTCAGGGCATGGCAGGCATTTTACCGTCTCCGGCTGGTCGGGCACTTCGGCGAGTCTGATTGCCGGAAGATTCGGGCGATACTTCCGTCAAAACATCGTCAACCCAACTTCGGAAAAGACCCACCTTATAGCTGCCAACGACGGCAGCATTTTCAGCAATCTGGGAGAGAGGATTGTCGTAGGCGGCTGGATCAACCCCACCACTTATTCGGTGGGGCAGACATACTGCCCTATCTTTAACACCCGGCAAGGACCCGGCCAGCCAATCTTTTATGTGTCCCTCTATCAGGGCAGGCCGCGCATGATGCTCTACAACTCCGCTGGCTCATTGATCCTTGACCAGAGCGAAACGCCGAGCTTTTCTATGGTAAACGGCGGCTGGTACTTCATTGCGGCCGTCATTGAGGTTACTGCCAAAACGTCGCAGATTATCCTCTGCGACCGGGGCAGCGGCGCGGTCTGGATTGCCCCCAAGCGCACCTTTACCGGCACGCTCAACCCGTCCTGTACGGCGAACATCGTCATGGGCATGCACGCCGACACCTATTATTTCGCGGGCGGCTTTGACGATTGGTTTCTGGATACCGATTCGCGCCTGACCATCGACGACCTGGCGCAGCATTTTAGGAACGCGCTGCTGGCGAACGGCGCAGACAGCGCCGCAAGCGTGGACGCCCTGACGGAGCCGGGATCGGTTACGCTTAAAGCGGCAAACGGCGTTTATCCCGCAAGCGGCGTGCTGTACACCAGGGCGGCGCCCTGCGCGTTGTCCGGCAGCGGGCGTGTGTCGGCAACCAGCGAATATACGGCTGGTGTAACGTCAGTTTCCTTGGTAGAGACCAGCACGAGCGACGATTTGCAGGAATGGTCGGCATGGCAGGCGGTGGGAACCAGCGGCGAGCTTCAGTCCCCAAACCGGCAATACATCCGCTTCCGGGTGACGCTGACCACCGCCGACACATCAAAAACGCCGAAACTGCTGGAAATCCAGCTTCACGACATCCCTAAGCCGCCCTATGAAAAGCTTGGCTTTGCCCAGCCGGTGATACTGGATGAAAACGGGGCATGGGAGGCCGTCCTTGAAAATGCCATTGACGTCATCGTTACCGGCGAGGTAAACGGCGCGGATACGCTGGAGTTCAAGCTTCCGTTCCATGACCCAAAAAGAAACGCGCTGGAGAACGAAAAGCAGGTGCAGATCGCAAGCGACATTTACCGGATCCGCACTCTGACGGACAACAAGAGCGAGGACGGGCGCATCATTACGCAGGTTTACGCCGAGGCGGCGTTTTATGACTTGTCCTTCAGCGCGGAAAAGGCCCCTGCAGACTTTAATGCGGATACTGCAGATGTACCGATGAAATACGCATTGCTTGGTACCGGCTGGTCGGCGGGAAATGTTACCGTAACAGCGAAGCGGACATGGCAGTGCACCGAGAAAAATGCTCTGTCCATCTTGCGCGCTGTGCAGAACATCTACGGCGGCGACCTTGTTTTTGACAGCGCAAACCGGCTGGTACACCTTTTGACTTTCAGTGGTACTGACAGCGGAGCGCTTTTTTCGTATAGAAAGAATTTAAAAAGCATCCAGCGGATCGTCGATACGCGGGAACTGGTGACAAGGCTTTATGTCTACGGGAAGGACGGAATGACCTTTGCTTCCATCAACGGAGGCAAGGAGTATGTGGAGGATTACAGCTTTTCCAGCGAAGTGAGGGTGTCGACGCTTGACTGTTCGGCGTTTACGAATCCGTATCAGATGCTGGAATATGCAAGGATGCGGCTTGCGGAATATTCGCGGC